TTCGTTATTGATCATTAAATTTCTTAAAATCCAATTGTAATCTTTACTTCTTAATGCTGGAATTTTAACTTGACTTGCTAATTTATCAAGTTCATTTAATAATAAATGTCTAGTGTAATTGTCCATTATTAACTTTCTGATTGCTCTAGTAAATCTGCTCTTACATTTAATGTTTTTAGTTCTGATTTCTTAACCCAGAAATAATTACATTTGTGTAATAATGCTGGGGTATATTCTTTTCGAAATTCTCTTTGCATAAGATCAATTCCAATTTTTTGGCATTGATCACTTAAACAATAATCATACCCAGCTTCTTTTCTTTCATCTATGTAATTAGATGAGCAATAAATACATATAGCCATTTATGTCCTTTTTAATTTGTTTATATTAAAAAATATAACAAGGTTTTGTATTATGTTTTCCCTTGTTTTTATCGGGAGAATTGAGAGAGATAATGCGTTTATCTTTACATAACCCGATTTAATATTTAATTAAATATAACCTATTTTTGCTATTTGCTCGCGTATTGGTTTTCGTTTTTCTATATACGCAGTTTCTTCTTCCATTTTTCTTTTGAGAATTGCTTTAAGATTATCAATGTTTTGTTGATTAGACAATTCTGTATGTCCATCAATAACAACATCATAACCTTGATAAAGCAAACTAATTACTAGTTTGATTTGTTCAATTTTAGATAAATACAAAAATCTTCTGTCTTCACCTAAATCATAAACTTCGTTTTTTCTCATTTTTCTAATCATAGTAGAATTGATTAAGAAATCCATAAAATCAATTTCTACTTGAGTATTATACCAAAATAATTCTGGACTAAATGGTTTGCGGTTTTTTACGCTAATTCCTTTAGTTTTTAATTGACCAGTTCTTACTAATGTATTTATATTGACTTTACGCATTGTTATTTCCTTACATCTAATTGACTTGGATGAATTTGAATACTAGAACCAATAAGTTTTGCAATTTGTTTTTTTCTTGGACCAAATACTCGTTTAGAATACTCTGAACCATCAGGATAAACTGTGCCTAAGTAATTGGGATTATCAAGCATTTTCTGTCTATCATTCATCATAATAAACAATTGCTCAATTACCGCGTAATCAATAGCATAGTCTTTATCTGTAATAGCATAATAACGAATTTCTTGAGTTGTTATTTCTTCTTTGATATAAATAACAACTCCATAACTGACTTTACCAAAGTCAATTGCTAAGCCAATAACTTCGGTATTGATGAAATCATCTTCATCTATGTATTCTTTGCCTAATAATTTGTATGTCATATAACTCTCCCTTGTTATTTTTGACTACTTAACCATTGTTTTGCTAATTTTTCGCCATCTACAATTAAACGACGATTATATTCTTTTTCTCTTTCGTCAAATATATCTTGCATTTCTTTGATTTTGACTTTGTTTGGCAATGACCTTAATTCTAGTTCATCAATTCTATTTTGCCGTTCTATTTGGTCAGCGTTCCAAATTCTTTCACATTCCAAAACAAACATAGGTTTTGATTTTATTATTAACCTATTATCTTCGGTGATAAATAAATCACCATTTATTTCTTCATACATAAACTTTCCCTTTCGTATGTATATATTTTTTAGTTTGAAGTATGTAATAAATTACAAACTTTTTTATGATTACTTATTGTTATACTTTGTATCAGTAATAAACATTTTTTTTCGCGTGGCAAATTAGCACCCAATAAACGACCCAATTTAGCGAACAATTTATCGCTAAAAAAAATTCGTAATTTTTCGGATATTAAAATTGCCATATCCCAAGTCTATCGTGAAGTAAATTGAAAATTACACGAAAGTGAAAGATACTTTTTAATTCTTTTTTTTGCGCGCTAAAAGGTGCGCTATAAGATCGGGGTCAATCCGCGAATATATTACGAATTACTTTCTAAATACTTTGTTAAGGCTTTATAAAAGCACACACCGAAGCCGGCCTTAAAGGCTTAAATAAATACTTTTTGGCGGCATCATAAAGGGATGTATATTTAACTAAATTTTAGTATGCGTTTTAGACACACAACAAACTATTTTAGAAAGTCTTAAATAAAGAACTACGCTGTATTTATTAATATTATTCTTAAAAATTGAGTACATATTTTTCTTACACTCTCTCCTGTAAAATAAATTGGGATTTCCCGACGCAATTCTAAAATTTTTACTCAATATCAGCAATATCTTGTAAATAGGACAACATATTCCCTGCATATTTTATACGACCAATATGCACCATATTAATATTTGGGTCAACCCAAACTTTGCCGCCTATATCTTGCCAATATCTGCAAAACCCATAGTCTTCAGATAAAAATCTATTTTTATGGGGGTCAATATATGAATTAAAAAATGCGTAGGTGTATTCTTTTTCTTGTTTTGTTAAAGAGCCGGTATCATCGTCATATTTAAGATGCGGATATTCCTTTATCAACTTCTCAAAACACGATCTTTTAATCAGCATAAATCCAGTACCTGCGTCAAAAATTTCTATTGCACCATTGTCAACTTTTAAAGTTGTTTGATTGTCGTTTTTTACTGGATTGACAACAAACCTTAAACCTTTTGACATTAGTTCATCATAACGAATATCGTTAACTACAGCCTCGTGTTTTATCTTTTTCCAATTAATTTGTTTAATAGGATAAGACCCGGTTATAATTTCTTTATTGTGCCATAGCATTTTAATGACATCTTCTGGCTCAAACCCAATATCTGCATCAATAAACATCATATGGGTAAACTCGGAATTACTTAAAAACTTGGCTGTAATATTATTTCTAGCCCTGGAAATTAAACTATCACTAATCGTTGATATGGCAAATTTAATTCCACGATCTCGGCAATACATTGTCATTTTAATCAGCGACATCATTGTTGTTTCGCTTACTTGTTGATCATAGCACGGAATTGCAAACATTATATACCATGATTCAAATTGTTCTTTTTCTATAACGATATTAGTTGACTCTACATTTAATTTATTCATGTTCTTATTATACACTCCTTTGTGGTAAGAAATCTTTTTGAGAAAAAAATTTTAGCGTCATTATTGGCCAAATTCAACTTACTAATTATGACATTTCAGAGATTGTCTAGCGTAAAATCAAAATTGCCATCAACTTGTTTTTTGGCCGGATAAGTTGGGGCAAATTTTCCAGCATTATTATTATACAGGGATACTGTGCCAAAATCTTCTAAATCATCATATTTTTCTGAATCAATATCAAAATTTAATATTTCTAAATCTATTTCATTATCTATCATAATATTTGAAGCAGCAGCAAATACTGAGCCGGCTAATGCGTCAGCCATATCTTTAGAACCATTATTTGGGTGATCAATTCTATTGTTAGAAAACAATCTCAATTTTAACAATTCATTTTCAACCAAATGATCCTCCCAATACCCGCGTAATCTAGTATCATATATTGCTGTCATTAAAGTATCATAATCTGTTTTTTTCACGCTATGAAAATCTGCATTTACTCCTAATGATCTAAGACTTTGAATCATTTCAACAGATTGCCATCGATCAAAAGTAACTAAACCAACATCAAATCTTCGGCACAAATCAATAATCATTTGTCTAACAGATGCAAAATTAATTTCTTCACCGGGGTCGGCTTGCCAGGAATATATTAAATCAACATTTATCACTGGTAATTTCTCAATACCCATAGATGTTTTAATTTCTGTTATGCCGGAACAATGCGTCATACATAAAGCCGATCTATCTCTTTTTAATCCTAGATCAACATGAATAAATCTTTTATGGCCATCTGAATTATTAAACCACGGATAAAAGCGCCCTTCTTCGTCTAAAGGATTGTCTGCATAATTAAAAGCTTTTCTAACTAAATTTTCATCTCTGAAATAAGCATCTTCCATATTTGGAGGATCGCATTCAAATCTTGCTTTTGCTTCAATTGGGTTTCTAACATATTCTGATTCTAATTGTTCTCTTTTAATTGTGGGATTAACTTCCCAAGTAGCAGCTTTAATTGTCCAAGTCTTTGGTTCTTTTTTTTCTCTTGAATTGTAATATCTTTGCTGAATAAAGTCTCCTTTATATCTAGGGAATGACAAAAGAATAACTTTGCCAACTTCAGGGAAACGAGACATCACGGATAATTTACTCATATTATAAATTGCAGATGCAGAACCTTTTGCTCTAGTATCTCCTTTCAATTCAGAATCGGTTTTAAATGCAGCAATTTCGTCTAAAACAATTGTTAATACTTCGTAACCTTCCCAACCTTCACTTTCTGAGTGACCAGAGAATAATCTTACCGGGCGAGAAAAGAAAAATATTTCCGACACTCTTGGCTCAAAACCAACGCCATTAAAAAATGGAGAACCTAATAATAAATTTTTTAATGGTTCAAAAAATACTCTTTGAGCTTGCTGCGCATTTACAGCCAGATTTAATAAATCTATATAGACACCGTGAGCTTTCCCATAATAACCCAAAGGATCTCTCAAACAATGTAGTAAATATGACGCATAAGCAATAGATATTCTGCTACAATGGTCTTTACCACTACCCTTACCGAGCATACAAATGACTTCATTATCTGTATAATTATTGTA